CGATACCACTTACAGTGATTTTAAAGCCGCCGCAAGTGGTGACGCAATGGGTACTCATGGACTTGTACCGGCACCAGCGGCAGGACATGAGACTATGGTGTTATTCGGGAGTGGCTATTGGGGTAGCTTACAAACGAGGGCTTACAATCCCTCTGCGGATAAATGCGGCTTCTGGATTACGAGGGATGAAGGTGAGGCGGCCGTAGATTTATGTGGGTTTGTCTTTAGTGGGGCAACTAGTAGTGCGGCCGGTGTTATGAGTGCGACCGATAAAAGTAAGCTCGATGCGTTACCGACAAACGCCACCTTGTCGAGTACATACGCTAAGAAATCAGAAATCACAAATATGTATAAATATTGTGGTTCAGTAGCTTCTTCAGACAAATTACCAACAACCGGACAGAGAGTTGGTGATGTTTACAATATTGAGGCGGCTAGTAAGTACGGCGGGGCAGGTATGAACGTAGCTTGGAATGGTACCGCATGGGACCCGCTGGGCGAAATCTTTACAATCACAGCTATTACAAACGCGCAGATTGACGCTATTTGTGTATAAAATGAGGTGGGATTATGGGCTATCTGGATAACGACGGTTTGGCGAGATTGTGGGCGAAAATAAAAAATTACATTGACGCTCATTCATCTGGCGGGGTTACGCTCGATAAAGTATACCCCGTAGGTAGTATTTATATGAGTGTAAATAACACAAACCCCGGAACGCTTTTCGGTGGCACATGGGTAACGTGGGGAGCTGGTCGGGTACCCGTGAGTGTAAACACATCGGACGGTGATTTTTCAACGGTTGAAAAGACCGGCGGTGAGAAAACACACACATTATCAATTAATGAAATGCCGTCACACAAACATTCTACAACAGTTAAAGTTACAGGAAAATCACTTACAGGTACAGTGCATAATTTTGCAGGGCAGAGTGCAAGTTGGGGTCCGGGGAACACGGTAAGCGGCATATGTAGTGCATCAGGTGACGATACTGCTTTTTATCCGAGTGGTACAAGTAAAACAACAAAATACAAAGACGGATTTAAAATTGATGCAACGCATAGCCATGCGGCAAGTGCAACGATGGAGAATGCAGGAGGCGGTAATGCACACAACAATATGCAGCCGTACATTACTTGTTATATGTGGAAACGTATAGAGTAGAAAGGAGAAAAGATGGGACTTATAAATGAGTATCTGAAAAAGATAAAAGAAGCCGTTTACGGAGAAGAAGTAAGAGATAGTATTCATGATGCGATAGAACAATGCTATAAAGATGCGACTGGGCATCCAGATTCGGTTGCGGCAACAGTCAAGGAAATCAGAGAGGTATCTG